TATATGACATTGGTTGATTGGTTAGAGCGAAGCCTACGGGTGAAGAAGGCGAGTGTCGCTGAAAACTCCCTTGAACCAATGTTTATTGCGGTTTATGAGAAAATGGATAAAGATGATGAAGGATTCGTCAACAAGACTTTATTACTAACAGAAGTTAGAACAAAGGCTAAAAAATCAAGAGCGCAAATATTTAGGCATTATGAATCGGTTAGACATAAGTTTATTGAACAAAGAGAAGGCCGTTATACTTATATTAAACTAATAAGGAGTGATGAAGAATGAAATGGGAAAATACATATCTAGTATTTGAATTAGCAAAAGGCCCGAAAGTAATATGTGAAACATTAGACACCTATGGTAATGATGGGTGGGAATGTTGCTCTATGCTTGTAGTAGCAGGTTCTCAGATTTGCTGCTTCCTAAAGCGAAGAACAGACACAGATGAACCAAAAGTGGACAAAGAAGAAGAAAAACTAAGTAAACTTTGGTCTAATGCTAAGGAATGATAATATGTCAGTATTGGCTTTAGATATTGAGACTAAGAATATGTCTTATGAAATAGGAGGCTTTTCTAATACTCATATGTTCCAAGTATCAACTGTTGCTACTTGGGATGGAAATACAGGGACAGTATATGTTGATGAAGCGGTGGATTCATTCGCTAAATCAGGACATATCATTAAATCACTTAGAGATTTGAAGTATGATTTAGATGAGCATTATGAAAATGGCGGAGTATTATTAGGACATAATCTTGCGGCTTTTGATTTGCCTATACTTAGGGACTCTATGGATATATTTTGTATAAATAAATATATTAAAGAACAAAAGTATATTGATACTTCTAAGTCTTTGCTTAAAGGACATAAAGAAAGATTTCAATTAAAGAATCTTGTTAAATGCACTATGGATGACTTTAAGTTAATGGATAGCGCAGATGCACCTAAGTTATGGAAAATGGGACAATATGATGAAGTAGTCGAATACTGCATGAAAGATACTCAGTTAGTATATGACTTGTGGCAGTATGGGCAAAATAATGGTTTTGTAAAAGCCTTTTCTATTGAAAAGGGAGAACATGTTGAATTGGAGGTGAATTGGTAATGACAGGCTGGGATTGGTTTGGATTAATTGCGTTTGTTATCATTTTGATGCTTCTATTCTTTGCGGCTTTTGGTGGCACTAATATCACTGATGAGTCAATTGAAGAATATATGAAGCGATTGATGCAAAATGATAAGGAAGGAAAGTAATGGCATTAAAACAAAAATGTCCTTTTTGCGATAGCATGACTATTGCAAAAAGACTTCGTGGTTTTTACATGGGTTCATCTGAACAGGTAAAACTATGGGAATGTCGTGAATGCTTAGGCATTTGGTCTAATAAAACAAATTAAGGGGGGGGGCTTCGGCCTCCCCTTTTTTTTTGGTTTTTTGCGAATTAACAAAATTAAATAGGCTTATTTTAAGCCATATCAGCGAAATCAGAACGCAAATGCTGTAACATTGAAAAAAATATTAGTAACACTAACAATGCTGACTCCATCAGCAATAACGCATGTAGCCTCAAAATCAGCATCATACAAATCACCTGAACCAGCCGGTCTTGCACCATCTATTGTCGGCTGAAATGTGCTAGTATTTGTTGCACCTGTTGAATTAACTGAAAATCTATTTCCATTATCAGAGTTTTCGTTTTGTTTACTTATTGACCAAGAAAAGGTATAACTTCCTGTTCCTCCGCTTGGAACTACCTCTGCTCTTAAATCACCAAAAGGCGTAGTAAAGGTAACAATTGAACCTGTTGCTACATCTGACATATCTGAGCCTCTTTGATATGTGGCTGGGTCTAAGTTTCCGGCTAAAGGCAACAAACCGCCATAAAAATTAATTATAGTTACTCCCATAGTATCATGTCCTATATCCGAATATAGTTACTTTTAATCCTTTACCTGCTCTTGATGAACCAATTTGGTCTATATCTATTGCTATTATATCATCAATGTTAATATCATCATTACTTGTATTAATTACGGGTGGAGTTGCGGCAGTTCTTGAAGTTTCTTCATTAGGGTCAATAGTTATATTTGTGCTAAGAACATCAACGGCAGAACCACTTCTAATTCTTCTAATTGCTACCGTTAAAGTGCTACCAGCAGGTGTTTCAACAACAGAGCCTTTTACGCCTGTTATTTTGAAATTAAATGGTGCGGCAAATGTCGCTTTTAAATCTCCTGTTGTTAAACTAGTAGTTTCATCAGAAGCAGCAATAATAAAAGTTTCTTCTATTCCTTTTAATTGTAAATGATTACTGTCGGTAACGGCAGTAAATGTAGCAGTTCTTACTGTGCTGGCATTATCCTTTACAGTAAATTTAATTGTTTTATCATCAACAGTATTGGCAAAGGTAATATCATCAGAAGATTCTGTTACAGTTAATTCACCAGCAGTTCCTAAACTTAATGATTTAACATTAGTAACTCCCGTTCCATCAACTGAAAATACTTCTGTATCTCCTTCATCTCCATCTGAATCATCATCAGTATAGATTTCAAATTTTTCATCAGCAGTATTGTCTGCTAAAACAAATCTAATATCTGCATCAGCAACTTTATTCTTAAATAAAGTTCTTGTTGCATTTCCTTCTATTGACATGGCTTCATTATATCCCGAACTATCATATCCAATACTTACATTATTAGAAACTTTACCTGTTGTTAAGTATTGAACTGTCATATCATTAAAACCATCACTTGTATAAGTTATAACAGCAATTATAGTATCTCCTTCTGTATATTCAGGAACTTTGTTTTGTGTGGAACTACCATGCTTTCTTATTTGTAATACCGGAGGACTTGCACTATCAGCGACTAATAAATGGTATGTGCTGGCAGTTGCTTGAAAATCACCTGAAGTAAAGTTTTTTGCTGCTACTGCAAGAAAAGCACCATCACGATATATTTTACCTGCGGCTACTTGTAATACATTTCCGCTACTTGCTTGTGTAATATCAAAATCAGTGGCAGAACCTTTTAATGCGTAGTTTCCTTTCATTCCTAGACTCAATGCTTTAATTAATCCTGTATGTGGAAAATCTTGAGAATCTTCTATTTGGCCTATTGATGTATCGTCTTTTGTTGTAGTTGCATACTGATGCGGATTTGCTTCACTTGTCATATTACTCGACCTCCACTGTATAGAATATTTCTAATGTTTCTGTTGTTGAAAATGGCCCTACTCCATCAAAGTTTTCTCTTATTAACATATTATTACTAGAATCAAAAAGACCCATTTCACGAATTATTTTTCCTTGAATGTCACTACCAGCAATAGACAATTTAATTTCAACAACATTAGTAGCAGTTGATTGTTCATTAATAGTTACAGAAACTCCACTAGGAACATCTAAAGTAGTTGATGTAGGGTCGGTGCTATTACCGCCATAGCCTATCTGTCCACTATTAATTTTGTCTTTTATTTCATCAGCCAAGTATTGTCTTAATTTATCTGTTATCATGTCAATTCCTCATCTATTAAATCAGTAATGGTAACTGAAGCCCCTCCTTCAAACCCTAATTGAGTTGTTCCGGTATTTAGCGTTGTGTCAAACCCTAACTTAAAACTTCCTGTTGAAAACCTCTTTCTAACCAATAATCTTAATGGTTTTATTTTAATTTCATCTAATATATCAAAAGACAGTAAAGACTCGCTAAATTTGTTTCTTCTAACATCGGCATTTAATTTTTTATTACCAACTAAAAGTTCTGCAAATCTATCATCTAATGCTTTGTGATAACGACCTAAAGTAAGCGTCATATTTCCTAATAACTCATGTTCTATTTCTAAAACCATATATTGTGCTAAAGGAATATTTTCTCTTTTTAATTCAAATCCTATAATATCGCCCACTTTTATTTGGCTGATATTTCTATGACCTATTGTTACTTTATAACGATTAGAGTTTAACCTGCTGTGTAATTGCAATAATTCAATTGCTCTCTCATCCACTTCTTTTTGAGAAAACAATTCATTTTCCACAACTTCTAATGTTTTCTTTCCTCTTTTTTGAATGCTTTTAATATCCTTTCTTATAGACCTAAACTTATTACCATAAACTATGATTTCATTATAGAAATCTAATGTTGATTTTAATTTTTTATAATTATAAATTTCAAAATCCTTTTGTCTCCCTATGCCTGTTTGCGGCTTAGAAACATCACTAATAACTATTCTAGAATAATAAGAATTATCATCAGCATCCTTTATTGTAAATATGCCATCTTCAACAGTTAATTGTTTATTCTTTCTATTTAGAATGAAGTTAAGTGCTGAATATAAATCAACTCCTTGAAAGTTAGGGGCCATGAATAATGGATAATCAGACTTTGTTAAATTAAATGAAATATCATTTTCTTCTAATAAATCATTAACAATAACTTCTGATTCATTACTTATATGAGCAACCGTTCCAATCATTAGGCGTTTTACATCTGTATTAATTTCATTATTTACTGTTATATTCATGGTTTCCGAAATACTTGTTACTCCCAAAAGAGTTTTCATTTCATCAAAGATAAGTCCTTTTCTAAAAGAATCAGTTCCTCCAACATAATTAACTGAAGTCTTAAACATTGTATCTCCATCAGAAAGACACATAGTATGGTCTATATCCGATATTAAACTTTCAATTTTATCTTTTCTAAGAACTAAATAATCACTAGTAGTTTGTCTATCAGGGTCAACGATAACATACATAGACTGAACTGCATCATCATTGTTTATTTCGTCATCATCTCCCGTTTTATCATGTATTGCGAAATTAATAATGCCCGCTTCATACATTTTATTTTCTCTTGGTTTTTTTGTATAAGAAGAACTCATAAAGTTTGGTATAATAGTTTTAGGCCCAAAACTGTAAAAGCAAGTATGATTAGGTTGCATTATTCTCATTGGGTTATTATGGTCAAACTCTGTATCTAATATTATAATATGTTGTTTAGTAGCACTTTGAGTGCTTCCATAAAGTATATTCACTTCATGTGAAATAACATAACATATCTTTGTAGGATAACCGTCATTAATACTTCCCCATAGTTTTGTTGATTCAACTCCATTTTTATTTAGTTTAGTAGCATCATTAGAAACTAAATAGCATCCTGTTAAATCAAAGTGATTTAACCATAATTGCCCATCAGCAGCACTTACTAAATAAGTATGCACACTTTTGTCTCCAACTGTTTTATGCTCAACATTAGATAAGGAGGTGTAAGCACTAGTCTTATGTGCGCTTGTCATTCGTAATTGTGGTTTAAATCCAAAAATAACGCCATCTGCCGTTTTATCATATGTTCTTCCTATTGCATCATCTATATGTTCTCTTTCTGCAAAATCATTTTCAAGTGCTAGACCTATTAAACCAGCAGTTTTTTGAGAAAAGTTAGGGACTATTATTTTTATGCTTCCTGTTTCAACTTTGCCGCCTACCATTCCTATATCTGCCTTTGAACCGCCTCCATCTTCAATACTAAACCTATCAAAAATTACGGGTAAAAATCGTTTATACAATTCATCTCCTGTTCCTTGACCTATTGCGCCACCATCATGTGTTTCCATGTTACTAATATCTTGTAAAACTGATGAAGGGAAAGTAGCATGAGAAACTGTTCCATTTGAAGTATGACTTACAGAAGGAGTATAAGGAGTTTCTAGATTTCCAATTCTAACAGGAAGAAATATATTAAAAATTCTTGCGCCTGTTGGTGCGCCACTTGTTGTTCCATTTCCTCCGCCAACATAATAATTATTGTATGTGTCATAGAAAACTGAAGTATTATCTCCATAACCCGCTACATTACCACCACTATAATATCCCGCCCTAAGCATAACTGCTGATTTTAACATATGAAGTCCTGTATTTTCTTGAACAAAAGTATCTGATTTTCCTACCCCAAATATTTCATTACTACAACCGCCATATTCTGCTCTAGGTATTCTTCTTATATTCGCAGAAGTAAAATAATTTAAACCATCTGTCTTAAAAGCATTTTCATATAAAGTAACTGTTATATTAGGACTACTGCCTGTAATTGTTTTTATTCTGCCAATATATCTTCCTTGTGTATCACAAAGAACATCATCAACAACAAAGGGATGGCCTGACGATATATTTTCTATGGTATCCCCTGAAATAAAATTAGGATTACTATTATCAGTTTGAACAGTTATTCCGCTATCAGTCAATCCATTAAATGTCGTCATTCTAAATTTAGGAATAGTCTTATTATTTTCAATAACATTTTCAGGGTCTATTTGATTAAAAGCCCAATCTAATACCACTTCAGTTAATCTCATCATAGAGAATCTTTTTAATGAATTAATTGTTTTTTCAGCAGAAATAATATTACCACTTTGAAAATCACTATCTGTTAAACTCATAGTAGTTGTTCCTTGATTAGCATTTGCTTTAACATCTGACCTGCTTCCTTTAGTTGGATTTTTAAGAGCCAAAACACTATACTTAGTTAAATCTCTTGTTTGTGTAAAGGTTAATGTTTGACTAGATTTACTTCCTCCGGTGGTTGATACAGACAATTCAAATTCTGTTGAACTAGTAATGCTTGAAACAGTTGCACCATCCGGTATTCCATCACCGCTAACTGTCATTCCTACGGTAATAATATTAGATGAAGTATGAGTAATAGTTGGGTCATTATTGTATGATGCACCGCCTACAACGACCTTTTGCATTAGACTATCCTTTCTTGTTGAAGAATAAGGCAATAAATCAGAATTAGAAAACAAAAACATTCTTGATATTTTTGGGTCATTTAAAGATAAACAAGTTTTTGTTTTATGAGGAAAAATTACTCCAGAATCAGCACTACTATAATTCAAAGAAGTAACTGTTGGATTAGCAGGATAAAGCATATCAATATACCCAAATTGAGTAATAAACTCTTTATCCCAAAACCTAGAACCTAAAGGAGATTCATTTCCTCTAGTTTCAACTAATGTATGAGTATTGTCCTCATCAGAAGTTAAACCTGCACCAACC